TTTTTAGTCCTTGATTATATTTACCTAATGCCTTATCTTCAAATAAAAAATACTCTTGTTGTTTTTTAATAATTTGAGCACCGGTTTTAGGATCCTTTTCTTCCTCAATTTCTTTTACTTTTCTAAGTTTAATTGGGTCGATATATCTTAATTCTTTAATGCCACCTTTTGGGTTTTTATCATCAATAATTACATGATATGGTAATCTACCATCAACATACCATCTACGAAAAATATCATGTCCATATGAATTAAAATTTAAAAGTGATATAATCTTTGCAAATTCTTCTTGTACTGAATCTTTAATCTTATCTGAAGCTTCTACTTCGTCTAGTACCAATCTGACTGGTACATCATTATAATCTCCACATATAGATTCATTTACAATATCTTCAATCGCAGCATCACACTCTGGTTGTGTTGCGATATCTCTATATTTAACAATTAAATCTACTTCAGATTTGGCTTTATCTCCATCTAAGTCAAGATAAGCTCCAAAGTGGCCACCTGCTTGAATAACACCAGCGCCATCTTCATCTGTATTTGGAACAAATGATGGTCTTACTGGTTCTTCTTGACCCTTTCTTTTTATCTCGAACCCAAATAATGATAGTCCGTTATTTTCTGCCATATTCTAACCTCGCGTAATAATATTGTCCGAGAGACCGAGCATCGAAATGCTCTTTTGAAGTCTCTCTTCCAATACTATTTATAACCTCTTATGAAGTTGTATTTGATTCCCAATATTGTACTTGCAGTTCAACTGTGAACTCTTCAATTGCATTCTCATTTTCATAAGAAAGGTCAATTGCAGAAATATTAGTTGGGAAAGTTCCTCTAAAAGTATATTCTTTTACAGGGTTACCTTCTTTATCTAATTGTTCAACAATCATATCTGCCATATAATCATTAGGGTTGGCCAAACCAACATTTGCGTTATGTTGATTAATACCATTTGACCATCTTTCAAAGGCGTCTCTTACTTTAAAGTCAGTGTCATTAATAACCGTAATATTCCACGGTTCAAATGTTCTGTCTCCAGCCATAATCAGTTTTCTACCTCTAAAGGGAACCTCTACAGGTGAAAGTACTGATGCGGGTAATTGAGCAGCCTTACACATGAAAGATGATAACTCAACATCACCTTCAGCATACCCTGGAAAGTTCAAGGTTGCCTTGAACATATTCGCACGAGCACCGCCACCGGTTAGTCTTGATTTAAAATCATCAATTCCTAAAATTGCCATGTCTGTCTCCTATTAATTACCAGCTATTTCCGAGAATTCTACCCCGGATCTTGTGGCTACAAAGTTTAAAGTAATAAAGTTGATTGATCTTGAAGGCTTAATAAATATATCTGCAACAAACTTATTACCATCAACAACTGCTGATGTGTTATTAGATGTGTCACAAACTACCTTAAAGTCCTCACAACCTCTTCGACCTTTTACATCTCTCAAAAATGGTTCTACTAAGTTCCTAAATTGAGCTCTAGTAAATTCATCGTTGAATTCAAATAGTTGTGCCTTAGCAGCAGTACTAATTGCTTTCTCTAATACGACGAATAATCTTCTTACATTGATTCTATCAAATGCAGAAGCTCTTCCTGCCAGTGTTTTATCTCCAAACAACATTGTACCTTGTCCTGGGAAAGATACTAAAGGATTTACTTTACCTACGTAAAGCTCATCTCTTTGTGCTGCTGTTGGGTTATACGCTAGTTTTGCAACACCTAGTAGTTGACCTCTATTCACACCTGCTGGTGAGAACCATGCGTCAGCCACTTGGTCTGTATTTGCACATAATCCAGCACATAAACCTGCTGAACCAATCCAACGATATACATCATTGTATTTGTCATAAACATATACTGCACCTGAATCAAGTGAAGCGTATGATGACGCGGTTAATGTACCTCTATATGCTAATACATCAGCAACTGGAGTACTTGAGTTTACACTGTCTTCGATTGGTGGCGAAATAAATGCCATACAATCTTTTCTTAACTCACAAATTTCTATTAGTTTGTCGCCAATATCATCTGCTCCATTAGCATCTGGATATGCAAATAGTAAAGATACATCAAGTGTATCTACATCTGCGAATAAACCCAAACCGCCTGTGATGTCTCCGTGAGCAACAGATGATGCATCGGATCCGCCAGTAAGTGAGTATGTTTTAACTGCATTTGGTGAGGTAAATGCTGTACCCGCGTTAGAAACTGTTTGACCAGCTTCTGAGAATACATCATCGTGTTCTCCAAACCAAATGTAGTTTGATTGATTATTTATTACTTCTTTATAATACAGAGATTTTCCATTTATATCTTTTACATCAAGACCTTGTGATAAGAATCCAAAAGATTCTAACACTTGTCCTTTTGTTCCAGTAAATAGTCCATCTTCATCTATTACTATAATATGAAGTTCATCTAAAGAAGCCGATTCTATTGCAGCTGCGTATGGAGATGTTCCAGGAGCCTCAGCAAAGTTACCTTTGTGAGCCCAACCAGAATATCCACCCCCTGCAGAGCAAACTTCGACTTTTAAGCTATTACCTAATGCTCCAGCATACTTAGCAAACCATACCCCATCAAGGGCTGTTTTACCATCGTAGTCTGTTGCATTTTTAATAAGTTCAGGTGTTCCTGCTCCTGCTTCATCATCAGTTGATGCTGCATTTAACAGGCCTGTCCCTACTCTAGCTACTTTAAGTGAACTACCATATTTAAGAAAAGATGCTGCAGTTAAAAAGTATTTAGCTGTATCGTGATCCGGTGTTCCGAAAACAGAAGCCATTTCGTCTTCAGATGAGACTGTTCTGATTTCTTCTACTGGACCCCAATTAAAGCTGCCAGCAAATCCACCTATTGAAGATGAGACTGCCGGTACGACGTTCGTTGCGTCAATTTCTTTGAACTGAACGCCTGGTGATACTTGAAATGCCATCGCTTTATCCTCTCAAATTGAGTTAGTTAATATGTTTCATAATACGAATTTTCACTACTTATATTTATAAATAACAGTATCCTAACTTTTATTCATTATCAGCTGATTCATTATTTGGTGTTGAAGCAGGCCAAACACTACGATTCTTATATATTTCTAATATAGCTTTTGTCGGACTACCTTTCGTTATTTCTTCAATACCGCTGAGTCCTGGATTTGCGTTTATCTCTATACAATATGGTAATTCTTTTTCTCTATCTTTTGCAGGTATTAAATCAACACCCACTAATCTACCACCAAATTCTTCAGCTATTCTGATTGATTCTGATTTTTCTAATTCTGTTAATTCTAGTGTTTCTGTATCAGCACCCATTGATGCATTACTTCTAACATCATCATTCATAACTATTCTTTTCATAGCAGCTACAACTTCACCTTCACATACTAATACTCTTATATCCCAATCTGTTTTAATATATTCTTGAATTATAATCGGTAAATATTTATTATATAGTAACGTCATTTGAACTAATGCCTTTAATGACCTTAGACTTTCGACCACTACAACACCGACACCTGTTTGTGTACCTGTAGATGATTTTAATTTTTTGAATGATTCTTCAACTGTTTCAGAATGTGTTATGGCTACTGTTTTAGGTGTTCTTACCTTATGATGTAAGAATTTAAGATAACTCATATACTTACTGTTACACAAATCAAAACATTTCATTGAGTTGAGTACAAAATATCCTTCTAACTCTAACATTTCCATCATGTCATACCAATTTCTACTACCAGTAAATCCTAATGTACCGATACCTCTTGGCATTATAATAGTATTCGCGGGGTTAATCTTTATAGGTTTTTGATATTCAACTTTACCCTTTGAATCAGGTAATTGAACTGCAGCGTTTTTATCAAATGTGAACGCCTTTAATGTGTGACCTGTAGATGTTTTGTCAATTTCTAAACCAACAAAGTCAGCCATATATACAGTCACACCTACTGATTTAGCAATGTCTTGTAATAATTTACTACCACTATCACCAGGTTCACTTTTCGTATCACGAACTGTTGCTTCTGAATGAGTTAATAGAAGAATATTATAACTTTCTACTTTTTCTGCTTCTTCTTTAATAAGTTCTGCATACTGACTTTGAGTATATCTCTTTTCCATTATTCTTTTTACTAATTGTCTTTTCATTTAAAACCCCTGTTTCCACTCCTGTTCAAACCATATATTACCATCTTCTCCCTTCTCACCTTTATTTATATTAGTTTCGCCGTCATCTATGAATCCAAACGGTAACATATCGTCTTGTATTTCAGCAAGTCTTTCTCTATATAACATATTTTTCATATTAATATTAGTTAAGTTTTCAAATACATCAGTAGATGAGAACCAACCAAATAATACTAAGTTCATCATAAGGTCATCATGATTAGGTGCTGATGCCGCATATGATGTACCCTTAGAAACAAATGTACTCATTTCTATAATAGTTTCCGAGTCATATATCATAAGTTTCTTTTGTTCAATTAAATCTTTTATGGTAGAACAACCTATTCTTTTTACTCTTTTTGTCATAGTAACACCAATCGCACTACTTTTAATAGATGATTCTACAAATATATTTTCATACTCTAAATCATAATACAGACCATTACATACCACCGCACCTTGGTCGTTACTTTCTATAACTGTATAAGCCTTATTGTAAATATTGGCATATTTGTATATTATATCAGGCATTAACATTGGAGATATTTTATTATCTCTAAAGACACATACTTGTTCGAAAGGTTTAGTTGTTATATCAAATATAGTAAATGTAGAGTAATCTTGATTCCTACCTTTCGCAACATCTACTGTCATAATATATTCATG